CCATCATTAGAAGGGAATGTAATTGTTGTGCCACTTATTGTTGGGTGACCTATTAAAACACCATCAGGCAGAGTGTAGACTGTATCTGTATCGCTATTTACACCTTGCAATACCCAACTTGTTCCATTGCTTATATACAAAGTATTAGGCGTTACTCCTGTTCTTAAATATGAAGAACCCAAAGGATTTGGAGAAGGTGTTGTACTATCAGAAGGAACACCAGAACCCGTTGTCCAAGTTGGCAAAACATAAGTCGTGTTTGTATCTGTATCTACATTAATAGCTGCCCCTGTTGTCCAAGTACCATTTATATTCAACCAAAGTACGTTAGGAGTTATGCCAGTTTGTAAGTAGGTTGAGCCATTAACCCCCCCTGAAGGAGCGCCAGTTCCAGTTGTAGATGTAGGTAAAGTATAAGTTGTATCTGTATCACTATTTATACCTTGTAATATCCAACTACTACCATTGCTTATATATAAAGTATTTGGTGTTACTCCTGTTCTCAGATATGAAGAACCTAAGGGATTCGGGTCAGGTGTAGTGCTATTAGCAGGTACGCCACTTCCTGTTGTCCAAGTCGGCAAGACATAAGTAGTATTAGTATCTGTGTCACTATTTACGCTTTGCAATATCCAATCACTTCCATCGCTAATATAAAGTGTGTGTGGAGTTACCCCTGTTCTTCTGTACGTTGAACTTTCGGGATTAGGAGAAGGCGTTGTATTATTATCGGGGACACCATCACCTGTGGTATGTGTAGGTAAAATTATTAAACTATTCGTTAATGCGCTTGTTGCTACTGCTGTTCCTGCAACTGTGTGATTGACCACAGAAGAAAAAGCTGAATAACTCCCTGCCACTCCTGCATGTCTTACTCTAAAGTTATAGGTAACGCCTATTTCAAGTCCTAGTATTGTTTGTTTAGTAGACCCTTTAGATGCGGTTGTACTGGTATAAGTGGCATCTGCTGCCCCATTTCTTTTGAATTGTACGTCAGTAAAAATGACCATAGGGGAAGCACTGTTTACCCAAGTAACAGTCACAGAGGTTGTTCCTAGATTGTCATTAGTTGTAGTATCAGTAGCTACACCTGATATTGATGGTGCTGATATAACAAAACCACCTGAAGCCAAGTTACTTCCTGCTGCTATGTTTGCGTTGTAATCACTGGTAGCAAAAGAGTAAATGGAAGATGCCGTTTCTTTAAGTATCAATCTAACTCCCAAAACAGGAGTTTCCTCTGACTGTATAACTTCCATATTAACAGAGATTACTTCAAAGATTTTTTGCGAGTAACCCAACCTTTCGTTAGTAACGTAAACCCAATCTGCAGGTTGTAATTTCATAAATGCAAGGTCTACTAAGCAACTAATACTTGTTGTTAGTCTTTGATTTTTTAATGCAAGCCTTCCTATTCGTTGAGCCATCGTGTGCGTTGTTGTAAATGGCAACTGTTTTTCCATTTGCTTAACGTAATTAGGCTTGTCATTTGTTACGCCGTTAGGGGTATCTTCAGTTAAGAAAGTGGAGTCTTGATAGACTGGGGCATCCGCTGCTATATAGTCATTGGCAGCATCAACATAAATAGGTTTAACTGTATTGTATAATTCTCCTGTGCTTGTATTGGTTGAAATATTTACAGGTGCTAATAAATTATCGTCTGCAATAGTTAAACTTGGCGTTTGAGTAGTTCCTGCAAAGACATTGAACTGTCCATTCACATAAGAGATTTTGCCTGCCATTGAACTCAGTAAACTTTCCAATATACCTGTTCCACTAGCACCAAAATTAGTAAAACCATTGGCGGTGTATTTATCTTCAGTGGTACTGTTATCTGCTAAAGTAACATCCACTTCACAAGCATTGGCTGCTGTTGCAAAACCTCCTGCATTGGTTGTGTCATTTATTTCAGAAGTTAAAGCCTTCAAGCCATATTGCGTATTGCTTACGAAATCTCTTATACATAAAGCAGGGTTGTTGCTCCAAGCCGTGCTGTTGTCTCTAGGGTCAAATACTTTTTTGCCTTTAATTACACAAGATATAGCAGGAACGCCCCCACCAAATGCTTCAGGGTCAAAAGCCAGTTGTAAATAAATATAAGCACAACTTCTAAACTGGTCTGAAGCAAGTAACGAACTTTGTGCAACCGCAAAACCATCTGCTGCAGTTTGAGAACCATCCTGAAAACTGTATCTAGCTAACTTTCCTGAACCAAAGTTATTTTCACTATCTGTATTAATAAAATCTGAATTAGTAGCTGTATAGACTGTTGACCCGCTTATGGTACTTGTACCAGTGGTTAAAGTTACATCGTTTAACCTGACACTCTCTAGGCTTTGTATTTCGTGTCCTGCCAATACAACTACAGCGTGCAATAAATAGTTATCTACGCCTGTGGTTTCCATGTGGACTATAGTTCCGCCCACTCTACACTCCCCGTAAACTAATTGTCTGTGTGCTGTAGCTGCTCTTGTTGCAAACTTAGAACCAAAATTTCCTGCTGAAGCGTTTAATCCCTTAGAAGTTAGTCCTCCTACAATACCACTCACTAAAGTTATACCAAAAGCATAGGCTACAGTCATTCCTACATTGGCAACAGCCCATGCAGGATTAATTGCACCCATAGTTGCAATAGTAACCCAGACAATAAATGCTGTTATAAGTGCATTTTTAACGTGTTTAGACATCTATCCTCCATGCTTTGACAACATCTACGTTGTGCTTCACAACAATCCCATCATCATCAACACCTAAAGCATTTATGCCATCAGACATAAAACACAATTCGTTTTCTTCTTTGTAGACTCCAAAATCCCCTTTTTGTATATAGTTAGGTTTTATTTCTTCTATACCAGTGTTGAGTTTTATAGCGTTCTCTATAGCAGGCACTAACCCTTTTCCTTTGCCGTATTTGAATATACTTTGCATGGCTTCTTTTTCATTAGTCCATTTCCAAGTATTAGGTAAAAGGCTTTCTTCGGTCATTGCTATAACAAATTTATTAGAGAAAGTTATGCAATCCCACTTACCCCATTCAAAAGGTGTGTATAAATTGCGGTTTAAAAAAGCGTCAAATTCAATTTCCCAATCTGGTAATTTACGCATACCACTATCTCATTATTGTGTAAACTTCTTCTGTGCTGCTACCGCCACCGCCTGAATTCCCTGAGTCTTGTTTCTGACCCCAAGTTATTTGTTTGTCCTGTAATTGTTGCACTCTGTTAAATCCAGTATCTCCGTTATGTAAAAACTGTTGTGACTCTAAAGTGTATCTAAGGTTAGAAGGTCTCTCTAAATCTACTAATCTATTTTCAGCATCAATCGTTATAGTAGCTCCGTTAGGACTATCAACAATAGTTAAAGAAGTCATGCGACCTTTAAAAAGAGTAAGCTCTCCTGCGCTTTCATTTGAACCTCCCATTTGAAACCCAAGAAACAATGTTACTGGTCTATTCTGATAGTTTTCAGTTAAAGCATAATCAAGAACAGTCGCATCCATTCCTGATAAACCTATAGATAAACCGCTTGATTTCATTTCTAAATCTTCCTCTACCCCTCCTAAAGACAATAAAGTTCCTGCTCCTGTATAAGTTTCTGAATTTATAGTTATGTCATCTGTGCCAGACCAAACCAATATATCGTCTGTATCAAACTCTGCTTTAACAGCAAAGAACATGGTTTGTGCATCAGCACCAAGTCTCGTTGCTATTGCAGTATCTACGCCTTGTCTTGTTGCCATTAGACTACCTCAACAACAGAAAATGACATCCCATACAAGGAAGCTCTATCTGCAGTCCAATCTACAGTATTGGCTTGTAATCTAAACTTTCCTTTAGGTGCTTGAAACAAAACATAATGACCGCTTGCAAGAGTAGACCTTAACTTAGGTTCTGTCTGCACTGAAAATTGGTCAGGACTTGCATCCGTTACAACGGCATCTTCCACCACCATAACTAATTGCACTGGGTCTGCTGTTACTGAAGCTGCACCCAATACTCCTAGATAGTCTCCTTTCTTAATTGTACCTGTGTAACTGCCTGATGTTATAAGGTTTAACCCTGTTGCCCCTTTAACATTCATTTGTACTTTACAACTGTTCGTGGAACTTACGTTGGTTAATGTGCTATCCACTACCACAACTGTAGCACTTGTTTTTGTGGTTATCTTATGTGTGCCGTTGTTTTCTTCATTAGCCAATCCTGTAACGTGAATGAAGTCTCCAACTATGGCATTAGCAAATGTACTAGCTCCTGCTGTAAATGTATTTG